AGGCGCGGTAAAGCGCTAGGGTAAGCCTACTGTAGATAGGCAACCGATAGACCATAACTATGATGGAGGCTGATTAATGATAAATATCGACGTGCGCGGCATTGATGCCGTACAGCGCAAGCTCAAGCAACTGAGCAGCGATCTGCAAGCCAAGGCTGGGCAGATGGCGATCAACAAGACAGCGCAGAAGGCAAAGACCGAAATCAAGCGCGCGGTGACTACCGAGTTCGCCATCAAGGCCAACGAAGTCGCCAGCTCGGTTTACCTCAATCCGTCAAAGATGGGAAAGACCGGCAAGGTTGAGGCGACCATCGACATTTTCGGATCACCAAGCCGTAAAGGCAGATCCATGAACGTGGTGCATTTCCTCGAAAAGAGCATCACCATGGGCGAAGCCAAGCGCAGGTCAAAGCAAAACAAGCTCTACGGCATCGGCCGTGGCGGCAAGTTGTTGCCGATCCTCGGATTCAAGTTCAAAAAGGCCGGCGGCACCAAGCAGATCGAAGGCGCATTCATCGGCAACAAGGGCCGCACAGTGTTCGTGCGTACCGGCAAAAGCCGGCTGCCGATCAAGCCGGTGCAAATGATCGGTGTGTCGCAGATGTTCAGCGCCGAACGCATCAAAAGCAGGGTCATGGACAAAATCAACCGCGATCTGATCGAAGAAACCAGCCGCGCGGTTGATTACCTGATTTCCAAGGCAGCAAAATGACCTGGTCGAACTACGACGACGTCCTGAGTCAGATCAAAGCCGTCGGCCTGCTCATCACCGGCGAACTGCAGATCAACCGTATCAACCGCTGCAAGGTGGATGGAGGTGATCAGGAAAAGCGCGGCTGGTATCGCCTGTTTGAGCATGGCGACCTGCTCACCGGAGCCTTCGGAATCTGGTCAGGTGCAGATCCGCAGACCTACAAGATCGAACTGCCGAAAGCCGACCGCAAGCGCCTGAGCGCCGACGAACTCGCCGCCATCAAAGAGCGCCAGAAATCCGAATCCGCCAAAGCCGAAGCCGAACAACGCCGCAAGCAAGAACGCGCCGCCGTCCAGTCATCCGTCTGGTGGCGCAAACTGCAAGATGCCGGCCAATCCGGCTACATGGCAAAAAAGGGCTTCAACGCCGACGAGCTATTCGGCGCGCGTGTTTCGCCATCCGGCAACCTCGTCATCCCGGTACAAGACGTCACTGGCAAGACCTGGGGCCTGCAAGTCATCACCAAGACCAAAAACCGCCACGGCCGCGACAAAGAATTCACCCCGCACGGCATCGCCAAAAAAGGCCATTTCTTCCAGATGGGCCTGGCCGCGCGCGGTGGCATTGTCTTGCTATGTGAAGGCTTCGCCACGGGTGCCAGCCTGCGCAAAGCCACCGGCCTGCCCGTCGTCGTCGCCTTTGACGCCGGCAACCTATCGCCGGTCGCCATGGCCATCCACAAAGCGCACCGCAAAGACATCAAGATCGCCCTGTGCGCCGACGACGACTACCAGACCATGCACAAAACCGGGAAAAACCCCGGCATCGACGCTGCCAATATGGCAGCCATGGCCGTCGATGGCATCCTGATCAAGCCGCAGTTCCCCGACGAACGCCCAACCGAAGAAAAAGGCCCGACCGACTTCAACGACCTGCACTGCCACCCGGCCGGCGGACTCGCCGCCGTGCGCCAGCAAGTCGAAGCCGCCCTCGCGCTGGCAGGCTGGGGCGCGCGCACCACCACCGTGCGGGCGGAAATTCGCCCCGAGGGGGGCGGGGAGGCAGGGGAAAACAGCCGCCGCCGTGCCGAAGCCGTCATGCCACTCGACGACATCATCGCGCGCTTCGTACCGCTGGATGATGGGACTGGCGATCACCTGTGGGATTTGTGGACGCACAAGATCGTCAAGCATAAACAAATGATTTCGATGCTGCCTGCCGGTGTGCGCGGCGACGATATTAAGCGGCATCCGGCATGGGTAGAGCGCGGCGCTTACTACCTCAATGAAGTTGGGTTTGACCCAACCGGCACAGACAAATCTGTGCGCCTGAATTCATGGGATGGCTGGCCGACAACGCCGAAAAAAGGCAAGTGCAAACTTCAGCTTGAGTTGTTGCGTTTCCAGTGCAGCAAGGAAGAAGCCATTGCAGATGATTTATATGAATGGGTAAGGAAGTGGCTTGCATACATCATCCAAAACCCTGGCGCAAAGATGCAGACCGCCATCATCATGCACGGCCCGCAGGGGACGGGCAAAGGGCGGTTTTTCGAGTGGGCCTACATGCCAATCTTTGGCCGCTACGGCGTCTATCTCGATCAGGACGCGCTGGAAGATAAGCACGGATCAGATTGGCAAAGCTGCAAGGTCTTTGTCCTCGCCGACGAAGTGCTGGCGCGCGCCGAGATGTACCACCACAAAAACAAGCTGAAAAACCTTGTGACCTCGCGGCGCATCCGCATCAACCCGAAGGGGCTTGTGGCATTCGAGGAATCCAACCACCTCAACATCGTCTTCCTTTCAAACGAGAAACAGCCGCTGGTGCTGGAAAACGACGACCGGCGCTACTGCGTCATCTGGACGCCGCCGCCGCTGATGCGCGATTTCTACGACGAACTCTCAGAAGAAATCGCCAATGGCGGTGTTGAGGCGCTGCACTACCACTTGAAATACGAAGTTGATCTAGGCGACTTCAAGCCATGGACACCACCACCCATCACGCAAGCGAAGACCGACCTAATCAACATGAGCCGCGACAGCGTTGATCGATTCCTTATTGACTGGCAGCATGGCGACCTTGATCTGCCGTTCTGCCCATGCAGCAGTGCCGACCTGTACCGCGCCTATACCTACTGGTGCCGCGCCAACGGAGAGCGTATGCCGAGACCAGAAAACCAGTTTTCTGGGCACGTCGTGAAGATGCCGGGCTGGTTTAAAGGGCACAAGGACGTCAACATGGAAGACGAACACGGAACCATGCGGCCGCGCCGCCAGCGCGTCGTCATCCCGTCTGATGCAGCCATGAATGAACACATCAAACGTGGGGGTGACGATTACCGCAAGGCAGAAGGCGACACCACCACCAAGTGGCTGACGATGTGTTTTTTCACCTTTCGGCGCGCGATGAAAGCCGAGCAATGACCGCACGGGCGCACAACCATACCGCACGGGTAGGTGCACGGGTAAAACCCGCACCAATAGGGAAACCGCACGGGTGCACGGGGTTAATGCGCCCGTGCACGAGCGAACGCAAACACGCATCATCACGCAGCCTCGCGCACGTGATGACATATACCCGTGCGCACCCGTGCGCCCGTGCGTTACGTGCATTGCGGGCAGGTATGCCCGTGCGCCCACCCGTGCGGTGCATAACGCACCCGTGCGCTCGCGCGCGCACCTTCATTTCGTTCACGTCTCTGTAGGGGGTAATAAATATGAGAGAAACGCAAATTCAGCCGAAAGACAAGTGGTGCCCAATGGCACGGCTGGCAATGATTGCGCACGGGCCTGAATGCGCACCTAATCGCTTCCCTGGCGGCGTTAAGTGGCATGATGACTGGCTGGCTGTTCGCTGCCTCGGCGAAGCCTGCGCCGTCTTCGTCGGCACCGATGCCGATGGCCACTGCGGGATGATCCGCCGCTGACATGACCGGCAATCAACAAGAACTCGCCCGTCACCTCGGCGTCAATAAATCCTCGGTCTGCCGCGCCGTCAAAACCGGCCGCATCAAGCCCGAAGCCGACGGCAGCTACGACTTTGACAAATGCGCCGCCGCATGGCACGCAGGATCGGGCGGAAGAACCGACGTATCCGCCCGCCACGCCGCAAACCGTGGAGCAGCCATACCCAAGGGCCAGCCAGCCGCCGAAAACGCGCCAGCGGCCGATTTATCGCAAGTCACGCCAGATGAAGGTGGGCGGGCAAAAGCCAAAGCACTGTTGCTGCACTACGAAAACAGCAGCATCAAACTCGAAATGGCCCTGCGCCGTGGCCTGCGCATCGAACTGGCCGCCGCCCGGCGCGAAGCCGCCGGCATCGGCGCCATGCTGCGCGCCGGCATCGAGCGGGTGATTGACCAGACCGCCCCGCGCCTGGCCGCCGCCGGCAAT